GATGACGCGGCCGGCAAGGATGCCGCAAAGCGCAAGGGCTGATCCTATGTCGCAGGTCAGCCTCGACGATATCAAAGCCCAGGTGCAGGCCCCGTCGTCGGGCGCTGACGACACGCTGCTGCAGACCTACATCGATGCGGCCGAAGCTCATGTGTCCAATCACCTGCGCAAGGACATGGCCGTTGCCTATCCCGCGGGCTGGCCAGCCGATGTGCTTCAGGTCGTGAAGATGCTGGCTGCGCATTGGTACGGGCACCGCGGGCTGGTTGATGAACAGGTCGATGAACTGCCGTTCGGATATCATGCGCTGCTGGCACCGCATCGGAGCTTTCTCTGATGCGCCGCGCACCCTATCCCGAAGAGGTTGCCTTCGATGCGCCTGCCGTTTTGCCAGATGGGCGCGGTGGTACGGGCAACGGGTTTGCCGCGCCGGATCAAGCCTATCTGACCCGCGCTCGCTTCCGGTATCTGCGCGGGGGCGAGACGGTCCAAGCCGCGCGTCTGACGGGGACGCAGCCTGTTGTGGTGATCTTTCGCTTTGATGCCGGCGCTCCAGATATCAACAGTGACTGGCGGATGCGGGATATCAAGGACGGGACGGTTTACAATATACGCTCGGGCCCAGTGCCGACAGATGATCTCGACGAAGTCGAGTTCACCTGTGAAAGCGGGGTGGCGCTGTGAACACGCCCTTCGAGGATCTGCAGATTGCAGTGCTGAATGCCCTGCTGGCTGACCCGGTGGTGCAGGCGGTCGTGGGCGATCGGATTAGCGACGGACTGCCTAAGGGCTATCCCTGCATCACATTCGGTGCGAGCGACTACGTCCCTCTCGATTTGGACGGGATCGACCTGCGCGAACAGGCGCTGCAACTCCATTGCTGGGTACGGGACGGCGAAAAGATATGGCCGACAGCCGTTCTGGCCGACAAGGTGAAGGCTGCGCTACACCTCGCTGAACTGCAGCTCAGTGCGCATGCGCTGGTAATTCTAAAAGTTGAATCCGTCCGTGCGTTCATGGACCCCGATGGGCTCACGGGGCACGCAATCGTCAGCGTCGAAGCTGAGATCGAGGAGCGCTAACATGGTGCAGGGGTTAGCCAATTTCCAGCGGCGATGGAAAGCAGTTCCTGCCCGCGTGGCCGCCGAGGTGAAACGAACGATGGAAGACGTCGCCGACGAGATCGTCGCGCAGATGTATACTGTGGCGCCGCATCTCACAGGTGATCTGGCCGGCTCGATCGGCTGGACCTGGGGTGATGCGCCCAAGGGCAGCTTGACCATCGGGACGGTGGGCAAAACCAAATATGCCGCGCTTCGCATAACGATTTACGCTGGAAGTGGAGACACGGTTGTTACTGGGGCTCGCGGTCAAAAGTATCAACTCGCTAAAATCCAAGAGTTCGGCACCACTAAAATGCCAGCAAATCCGTTCTTCTATCCGGTGTGGCGCGTGAAACGACGAAGCGCGCAGAATCGCATGACGCGGGCGATCAACAAAGCGATCAAATCAAGCTGACATCATCTTAAACTGAGGAGGTCCACCGTGAAGGTCAGGATCATGAAAGACGATGACTACCGCGTCAAACCGGCGGTCATTCAAGTGTTCCGCGCGGGCTCCGAGGTGACCGTGCCGAAGAAAACCGCCGAGGCGCTGATTGCGCGCGGATCGGCCCAATCGCTCCCTGTAGAACATAAGGAATAATTCACATGTCCGCTCCTAATCTGACCCGTAAGTTTATCGTCATGCTTGGTGATGGCGCTACTCCGACCGAAACCTTCGCATTCCCTTGCGGCGCAAACGCCCGCAGTGTGACGCTCAAGAACAACCTTGGCGAAGATGTCGTCCTGGATTGCGATGATCCGCTCGGTGCACCTGCTGCGATTCAGCGGTTCCTCGAAAGCCAAGACACCACGTTGTCTATCTCTGGCCGTGTTGCAAAAGGCGATAGTCTGGCAATGTGGCGCACCTGGGCTGACGGGGGCTCTGAAAAGAATATTCGCATCATGTTTGATGAGGCGGCAGTAGATGGCGGTGGCTACTACACAGTTCCCGCTTTCCTTGAAACGCTGGAATGGGGATCCGAAGGCAAAAGCAGTGCGACGTTCACCGCGGCAATTATGGGCAGTGGCCCGCGCGTTTGGACGGACGCAATCTGATGCCAGAGATTTTGCGTGAATGGGCGGGCGCTGAACGTCCGTTCAGCCTTTCCTTCGGCGGACTTATGGACCTCGAGGAAGCCTGCGGAAAGGTGGGTTTTGGTGAGATATATCTGCGTATGGCGCGCGGCAATTATTTTGTGCGCGATGTCTACCATACGATCCGGCTAGCATTGATTGGCGGGGGCATGTCATCCGTTGAGGCGAAGCGGCTTCTAGACGACCGCTTCGACGCCGTTCCGATGAACGTCAAAGTCGAGTTGGCCGTCGAGGTCGTGCTTTCAGTCATGGAAGGCATCAAACCTGATGACACCAAGCCGGCGGGCGACCCGGCTACGCCATATGACGTCGGGCCCCTCCTAGCATCGTTTGCCAAGCTGGGCGTTGCGCCTTCCGCGCTACGAGAAATGTCTTACCAAGATTTCGTCCACATGGGGCGCGCTTTTGGCGGCGATACTGTGCAGCCGCCGTCCGAGGCGGAATTCGAAGAAATGCTTGAGCGCATGAAGGGCTGATCGACATGGCGCAGAGCATCGATACCGGACTAGTTTTGCGCCTTGAGGCCTCCTTGTCTTCTTTCGAAAAGCAGATGGCTAAAGCAACGGCAGCTGGCACTAAGACCGCAACGGACATTGAGGGTAGGTTCCGGCGCTCTAACCGCAGTGTGACGAATTCATCCGAACGGATGGCACGCGCTTTGCCTCAGCACTATAAATCGATCGGCAATTCTGCCGATACAGGCCTCGGGCGAATTGCATTCGCTGCCAGACGAGCGGCAATTGCCTTGACGGCATTGGCGGCTGCCGGAGCTGCTGGGGGACGTTGGGCAAACTCATACGTCACGGTTGAAAACCGCCTTCGTGCTCTAGGCCAAACGAGTGACAAGGCAGCAGAGCAAATCGCCGGAGCGGCAATTCGCTCACGCACGCCAATTGAAGAAATGGCCACGTCGGTCATGAGGATTCAAAAGGCTAGCGGTGATGGGTTCGATCTGACTATCGATCGCGTCGAAACGCTGAATAAGTTGCTTGCTGCTGGGGGGGCGACTGCAGCCGAAGTTGGCAGTATTATGACCCAGTTTTCGCAGGCGCTATCGTCGGGTGTTTTGCAGGGTGACGAACTTAAATCGCTTCGCGAAGCTGCGCCGGTAGAGCTGTTGGACGCAATCGCAGAGGCGGCAGGCGGAACTCGTGCTGCATTAAAAGAGATGGGGGCAGATGGCGAGCTCACCTCTGCTGTTATGCTACAGGCTCTTGATTCGATGCAGCAGAAAGCCAATGAGGCTTTTTCTCAGGTCGATATCACCGCAGGTCAGGCACTCACCAACGTAAACTCGGCAATGACTGTCTTCGTGGGCCGGTTAAACGAGGGACTGGGTGCAACTTCTACCTTCGCGCAAGGCCTGCAAGACTTGTCGACTTGGCTCATGTCAAACGCTGAAGCCGCAGAAGAAATGGGGCGAAGCATTCAGGCAGCCTTGATCGTCGGAGGTGAAATCTCTGCCGACATTCAGGCTGTTTTGGATAGCCTTGGCGAGAAAGTCGACGGCATTACAGAAGCGCTGCGTGAAGGCCTTGGATTCCCCGAAGGTGGGCTTCTTGCTGGCGACGCGATCGCGAACATTATTGACGCAGTAGCATCGATGGCGGGTACGATGGAGGGCGCAGCGTCGGCGACGCGCGAGGCGTTCCTTCAGATGGGTGATGCAGTTTCCACGGGCATCCAAGCTGCAATGAATGCGGTCATCGCAGGCGTTGAAGGCGCAATTAATGCCGTGATGGAGGGCATCCGCAAACTCGCATCTGCTGTTGATAGCGTTACAGCCGCAGCTCCGTTCACTGACGGCACCAATTTGGCCGGAGGGGTTGGCTCTGTCAGCCTTGGCCGTGTGGAAAACATTGCGACATCAAATGCTGGCGGTAGCGTTTCTGAAGCCTACGATGATGGCTATCAGCGTGCCAGCGGTGAGGTTCAGGGCGTTGCTGTTGAAGTCAGGACATATTTCGACGGACTGAGTGATCGGTTCCAAGAGGTGCGGTCTGAACTTGAGGCCGCTGACGCAGAGAGCGAAGCCCCCATTCCCGGCATCGACGGCACAACGGGGACTGGTAGCCCCGCTGCCGCAGGCAGTGATAGAAAGTCAAAGGGTAAAAAAGGCAAGGCAGTTAAGAAAGAGACGCCTTTCTTTGAGGGTGTGCAGAAAGAGATAGCCAGCCTAGAGCGGCAAATTGAAATGATTGGCAAATCGAAGGCCGAAGTCGCTGAGTTGACCGCGCGGTATGCCATGTTGGACGAAGCCAAGAGGCGCGGCATCACGGTTACAGATGAACTGTCGGCAAAGATCGACGCAGAAGCCGCACAAGTAGGCAAGCTGACCGCTCAATACGAAGCCGCCGAAACGAAGATGGACGCATTGAAGGATGTGAGCCAGCAGTGGAAAGATAGCCTTATTGACGCGGCGATGGGCGTCGAGGGCGCTTTCGACGGCGTGATCGACGCAATCAAACGCGCTGCTGTTGAATATGCACTCTTTGGCACTGGGATGCTTGCCGATATCGGCGGCGGCGGCCTTGGCGGTAATGTGTTCGGCGGCTTGATTGGTGGCGTCGGTGGAGGAGGCGGTCTAGGTGGTATCTTCGGCGGCGCAAGGGCCGCAGGCGGTCCAGTATCTGGCGGCAAGACTTACCTTGTAGGCGAACGGGGGCCTGAATTGTTCACTCCGCCAGGGTCAGGTCAAATCATTCCAAATAACAAGCTTGGCGGGGCGGGTGCAGGTGGCGGTGCGATGAGCATTAACGTCAACGTTACTGGCGCAAACGGTGACCAGCACGTCATTGCGCTAGTCCAAGAGGGGGTTTCGCGTGGGCTCTCAGCCTTTGATCAGCAATTGCCATCGCGGGTAAAGCAAATATCAAAAGATCCGAGGGCGAGCTGATGGGAATCTCGTTTCCTCTTAGCACCGCCACCTTCTTTGACCGGCTGGGGTTCACCGCATTCCAAATGTCGCTCCCGCCTATAATGGAGCGCAACGAGACCGAGGGCGGTGAGATCATCACGGTCGAGCATGGCGCACAACTTTGGTCTGGATCTGCGACCTGCCGGATCAATCCCTATACTGACGGCTCAGATATTGAGGCGCTTTTCGAGACGCTGCAACGGTCGGACGCCACGTTCCAGGCCTACGACAAGCTGCGGCAATGGCCGCGCGACGATGCGGATGGCGCGCTGATCGCGACTAGTTCCCCGACAGTCTCGCCGGTCGCCGACAATTCCCGCGCCGTTCGGCTGAACGGACTGCCCTCCGGCTACGTGCTCTCCCGCGGCGACCTGCTGTCCTTCACCTACGCCAGCAATCCCACCCGCATTGGTCTGCACCGGGTCATCGTGCCGGCGACGGCGAACGCCGGCAACGCGATCGCGGAGCTCGAAGTGCACCCGCCGATCCGCTCGGGGCTGGCGAACAATACCGCACTGAGGCTGGTTAAGCCTATCTGCAAGGCGAAGCTCATCTCATACGACCCGCCGACGGCTACGCGATCTCGGCGGGCCGAGATATCCTTCAGCTGGAGGCAAACCCTAAGATGACGTGGAACACGAACGCCCAAGCTGCCCTATTGAACCGCGTACCAATGATCCGCCGTTGGCTGTTCTGGGCAACACCCAAGAACAGGGCAACGGGCGCTGTTGAAACGATCGCAATATGGGACGGTGACGACCATGAATATTTCAGCCCTGCTGGTTCGTCGCGTTTGTACTTAGGAGCGGCTGGTTTGTTTAGCGTATCTCCGTTGGTGACTGCTTCTGGAACTATGATCCAAACGCAGGAAGTAACACTCTCTGGCATCACTCCCGCATCGGAGCAGTTAATTCGAGGCTACGAGGCTCGCTTAGCTCCATGCGACCTTTACCTCGCGCTTTTTGATCCGGCGACATCAGAGTTGATCGGCATGTCACGCAGATTTGTCGGCGTGATTGACGGTGCCCCTATAGCAACCGGTGCAGCTAACTCCGGCTCAACAGCCACGATTAAGATGGTGAGCACGGCTCGAAATGGCACGCGCAAAGCTGCGTCCAAGAAAAGCGACGAACAGCAGCGACTACGTCAGGGCGATCGTTTCCGGCGCTACGGTGATGTTTCTGGCGTGGCCGACGATTGGTGGGGGAGCAATAAAGGCGGCACCGCTCCCACGACTGTTAGCGGACTTATCAGCAAAGCGACTGGGAAATGACGATGCTTCTCGAGCGACGGGATGATTGGCAGCCGCGCCTCATGTCTTATCTGACAAAGGTCCATGCAATCCCTTTTAGTTACGGCACTCACGATTGCGCACTGTTTTGCGCTGGGGCGTTGGAGGCAATGACCGGTGTAGACGTTGCAAAGGGCCATCGTGGTTACAAATCGCGCGCTGCTGGTATCCGAAAGATGCACAAGGCAGGCTTTGACGATCACGTCGCCTATTTCGCATCGTTCCTAGTCGAGGTTGGCGTGCTTGACGCGCAGGCGGGGGATATCGCTGTTCTAGAGGGCGCGGCTCTGGGCGTGGTGCAGGGGCGTGGCATCTACGTTCTGAGCGAAGGCCGAATGGTGACGGTATCGTTGCTTTCTGCCGTAAGGATTTTTCACGTATGATCTGGCTTGTTTTGTTTTTTGCGCTGCTGGCATCGCCTGCGGCGGCTGAACCCGTGTCTGGATTTCTCATTGCCGCCTTGGGCGGTTCAGCTGCTCTCGGCGTTGTCGGCGTAGCTATCGTTAAAATCGGTGTGGGCCTCGCTGCATCTCAGCTATCGAACGCTCTTTTCGGACCGAAAGCATCCCCCGGCGTCGGCGATCCCGGTATCAGAACTCAGTCCACGACAACGGGCGGCATTAATAGCCAATCCCTGATTTTGGGCCGGTACATGACTGCGGGAAATCTAGCAGCACCGCGCATGTCCCATGGCAAGGTCGATGACACCCCCAATGCCTTTCGCACCCACGTATACGATATCTGCGACATGCCTATCAGTGCGCTCTATGGCGTGATGGTCGATGACCAGATGATTGATACGAGCAGTATGTCATCTTCTGGGACTGGCTATGGCATCACGCCAAACGGCGGCATTTATAAAGACAACTTTTGGTTGGAGATCAACAACGGCAAGACTGCAGCCAGCCCTATGTTGCTTGAAAAATATGGAGATCGGGAAACTCGCCCGTGGCAAGCCGACATGGTGGGTCGGGATATTGCCTACGTCGTTGCCACGTTTGAATATAACCGCGAGGTATACCAGTCAGACCCTCGTATATCGTTCGTTGTGGATGGGATTAAGCTATACGATCCTCGCCGCGATACCAGCGTTGGCGGAAATGGGGCCCAGCGATACAGCGACCCTTCCACGCACGCGTTTACCCGTAATCCTATCGTCATGGTCTACAATATTCTGCGGGGTATCAGAGTAACGGACGGCTTGGTGTACGGGCTGAACGTCATTGCTTCTGACCTGCCGCTGGATGTATGGGCCGCCGCGATGAACAAGGCGGAGTTAGGTAACTTCCAAGCCGGTTATGAAATTCGCCTGGCGGATGACGAGCCATTAGATATCGTCGATGAATTGCTTAAAACCTGCGACGCGGATTTGGCGGACGTCGGTGGCATGTGGCTGATCCGGGTCGGCGGCGCGAGCCTTCCAGTCGCCTTTATTACTGACGACGATATCCTGCGCACCAAACCCCAAGACCTCGACCCGTTTCCGTCGCTAACAGAGACATTCAACGGTGTGGCTGTGACGTTTGTATCGCCGGCTACCAAGTGGCAACCAAAAGACGCTCCGCCTCGATACGATGACGCTTCCGAAGTCGTTGACGGTCGGCGCTTGATGGCCGACGTGTCACTCCCCGCCGTCACAGACATGGAACAGGCGCAACGCCTCGGGCGGGCTTGGCTATTGGATGCACGCCGCATGCGCCGCCATAACATTACGCTCGGACCTGAGGGACTTTTAATAAACCCTTTGGACACGATCAGCTGGAGCAGCACCCGCAACGGTTACGTCACTAAGTGGTTTGAGGTTAGTCAGAATGGATTAGATCCTGTCGGCTTGTGTTGCACCCTGGCTTTAAGAGAACGCGACCCCAACGATTACGACTGGCAGCCTGATTTCGTGATTCCGACGACGGCGCCATCGGCAAACGTGACCACGCCCGCGCCTCAAGTTTTGCCGAACTTTGCTATGTCGCCGGGGGCAGTGTCAGATGGTTCTGGCAATCGTCGTCCCGCCATGAGGTTAACATGGACGGGCACTCTCCAAGATGTGCGTGCCATCCAGTGGGTCATTCGTGTCAAGGCCGGTGCAGTTGTGGTCGCGCGGGGCTCTACGCACGACGTAGCGGCGCGAGATTTTCTGGTAAGCGAAGGCATATTGTCCGCCGTCGAATATGAAGCTCAGGCGCGGTTGGTCACGGACAGGGCCACTGCGTGGACACCTTGGATGGTTGCCACTTCACTTAATTTGCGGCTGACTGGTAAGGATATCAGCGACAACGCCATCACAGCCGCACAGCTCGCAGCAGCGATTACAGAGCAGATAGACGAAGCACAGGCGGTGGCGGATCAAGCCGCAACCGATGTGCGCAACGCCATCCTTGCGGTAGGCGCAGCTCAGTCTGACATAGACGCAAACCTGACAGCAGCGAATGCCGAATTCATCGCCCTAGGCGGCGAGATTGACGGCGTGCGCGCTGACCTAACGTCAGAAACGATGGCAACCCGCGCTGAAATTGGCGTTGTGCGCGACGATCTGGCTTTAGATACAGCCGCAACAAGAGCTGAAATCAGCGTCGTTCGCGACGATCTGGCGTCGGAGTCGGTGACAACACGGGCTGAAATCGGCGTCGTTCGCGACGATCTAGCCCAAGCGCAGGCCGACCTTGGGTCGTCCATTTCAGGGCTTACCGGGCGAGTGTCTGCAGCCGAAACCGGGATCACCAACGAGACAACAGCAAGAACGAACGCTGATACCAGCCTGACGAACAGCCTATCTGCTGCAGTCTCTAGGATCGGGGCCAGCGAATCTGCAATCGCAGCGGAACAGACCACGCGGGCGGATGCCGACACGGCTATCGCCGGGACAGTCACCGCCCTGACAACCCGCGTAGGCACCGCCGAAGGCGCGATCACAGCGGAACAGACGGCCCGCGCAAACGCGGACTCTGCTATCGTGGGTACAGCCAACGCG